ACAGATGGCGGACAACTCGATGGTTCTGGTATCGACCCCGCTTCCGAGGTGCCAGTCAGAACTGACATAGATGCCACCATGGAGATATTTGCGAAATCAATTGTCACAAATGAACAAATCGTATTGTGGGAAAATAGCAAGACCTTAACCAAGTTCACAGCATTGCTAGGACAATGGCTTAGGGAGAAGGAGGATTTGTTAATGCGTGACCTATTTAGCTCGAGCGTATCATACATAAACGCTACAGGGGGTTTGAACGGGGACCAACCAAGTAATATTAGTTTGAATGATGTTAACAACATTGAAAACATTCTACTTGGAAATGATGCTCGTAGCATGCTTACAAACTTGGAAGCAACTTTAAAATTTGCAACAGGCGGTGTAAGAGATGCTTTTATAGCTTTAGCAAATACAAACCTTTGTGCAGATCTTCAAAAGGTTCAAGGCGTATTGCTTAAGGCTGCCTACCCAACTCAAGAAGGGATCAGACCAGAAGAGTATTGCTCTATCTCTAGATTCCGTTTCTTTGTTTCTTCTAAGGCTGCAAGAACACCAGGAATTTCATTAAAGGGAAATACAGTCTACACAATACCTATGTACGGTCTTGAAGCTGCCGCTAAGATAGAACAAAACAACTACACAGCAGTAATTGGATATAGACCACCTTGGGTCGTTTCTTCTGTAGCACAAAACAGCCAGTTATACGCCAAATTTGCAATCGCCAGGGCGATTACAAACCAAAACTGGATCTCTGGTTTGAACGTAACAACATTCCAACCATCATAAAGGAGATTTGGTCATGGCTTTTACTATTGTCACTCAAGGTACTTTTACACAGCCTGCAACAGCTGTTAATCAAATTATTCCACTTCCTAGTGGTGCTGATTATTTTAAAACAATTAACTACACGCAAATGAGCAATGCAACATCTAGTTCTTGCGTTGCCGGAGAATGGTTTGGCGGTGGTATTACTCCTGCAAATGATGGTCTTCGTTGGACTAAAGCTGGTTCAAACGTTATCAATATCGATAAGTTTTCAAACAGTACAGCTTCTAACGGTTTTACCTATGTAACTGCTTTTCCAGCTCCTCAAGCAGCGTTAACAGGTACAACTATTACTCAAGCAACTGATGCGGTTGCAACGGTAACAAACACCTATTCTAACGGTGATACAGTAGTTATTTATAATGCTGTAGGAATGCAACAAATATCGGGAATGACATTCACGATTAGCTCTGTTTCTTCAAGCGGATTTACCTTATTAGGTCTAAATTCATCTGGTTTTGCAACAGCAGCAACCTCATTTCAAGTTAGAAGGGTAAATCAGTTTACTCCCGTTGAACCTAGCTTTTTGTATGTGACTGCAATCACACAAGCTGCACAAGCTCAAGTTACAGTTTCTCAAGCCAATAGCGTTTATTTGGGCCAGAAGCTTGAATTTACCATACCTGGCTCTTTTGGTATGGTCCAACTCAATAACTTCAACCAGGCTCAAAGTAAGCCTGTTGTAGTAACGGCGATCGTAGATGCTTACAACTTCTTGATCAATGTTAACACAACTTCTTACACAGCTTTTGCATTTCCAACTAGTGCCTCATCTCCAACAGCTCAGCTGTTTGCAACTGTTGCACCAGCTGGTCAATCGGCGATGTACAACCCAATTACTGGTGTTACTACTGGATACAACTTTACTCAGATCCCATTCAGATCAGGTGTATTTGTTCCTTATATGTATTTGCCGGCTGGTTCCACATCCCCAGGCGGAGGAAATAATGATGTAATCGTTTGGCAGGCGTACAAAATGGAAACAGGAACCATTAATGCTCCTGTGCCTAGTTAACGTTTAAAACAGTATAGAGATCATTTTCGTGGCTCCGCGAAAATGATCTCTATACACATACAAAGGCACAACATGTCAGAAAAATGGATACAGAAAGCAACAAAAAACAAGGGTGCGCTTCATAAAAAATTAGGTGTTCCTGAAGGGAATAAAATTCCTTCCGCAATGCTTAAAAAAAAAGAACACGCAAAAGGGAAATTAGGAAAAGAAGTGCGCTTAGCTGAAACACTTAAGAAGTTAAAAAAATAATGCCAAACCAATATTTACCAGGTGTCATTCAGATACCTAGCACTCTATTGATTACAGGGATGACGCAATCCTCTCCTCTTACTATTACTTTTATTGTTCCATCTACTGGGGCAAATACATACGTTTTGGGTCAAACTGTCCGATTAACAGTACCTAAGACATGGGGGATGTACCAAGCCAACGGATTAACAGGAAGAATAATCGCTCTTGGAAGTTTTACTATGAGCTTAAATATCGATTCTTCTGGTTTTGATCCCTTTGTTTACAACCCAAACAGCACTGAGACACCAGCTAGCCTTGCACCAGCTGGTTCTCAAAACCTTCAATTTAACAACACAACGATGAAAGTACCGTTTCAATCGTTAAACAATATAGGAAACTGATTATGCAGCACGTAAAGATGGTAACAGCCTCCGGAGAGGAACATGGATTGATTAATGTTTTAACCAATAGCGTTCCTGCTGATGATTTCAAAAACTTCAAACCCGAACACAAAAAGGAAATGGAATCTAGGAAAAAAGAAAATTCTAGGTTTGTAAAAGCTGAGTATCTCAATTCCAGGGGAAGACATGAGAGGTTAACAAAACCTTTTTGCCTTGGATCGGGAGAGCCTATTCAGATATGGCATTTCATACCGGGTAGAACATACGACGTACCACTTGGTTTGGTTAAAGAGGTGAATGATAAGAACAAGATTATGCCTAAACGTAGTGGTCTTGTAAGTCTGGATGGAAATCCTATAAATAAAGATGAATCTCCTTTAGATAAAGATCAGGAGGGGGATTGGTTGCACAAATTCACTGCGGTCGGGTTCTAATATGCCTACGATAGCTCAAGCAGATACAACCTATACATTTATAGAAAAAAAAGTAAGGCGTTTAACTGCTTCTGCTAGCCAATCTGCGTTATCCAGTGTAGATATCCAAAGTGCAATAAATTTATTTTATAACACAGATTTCCCATACGCTATTAAAATTGATCAACAACGATCGGTTTATAAATTCCTTACCATTCCTAACGTAGACCGCTATCCTGTTGACGTCAATAATTTACAGGGGTTTCGTGCTCCTGTTTATTTTGAGGGAATCACAGGCAACTTCTTCAAGAATAGAGATCAACTTTACAATTTATATCCTAGATATCCTACCCAGTTTCAACCTGTGGCAGGTGATGGAAGAAAAACAGAATTCACATTTAATCTTTTTGGAAACAATGTAAATCCATTTCCCCAGCCTAATTTTGGAATATTAAGCACTCAAGTGGTAATAGGTGGTATTGACATCAATGGAAATCCTATCGGGATTATTGATGATGGTGGTGCAGTTGTTAATTCCTATGGAATTGGAAGCAATACCACCACAGGACAACTTCTATTCATACAGCAGAATACTGTTGGAAATAATGTATATCTAGATTCCACAAATACTCAGCAGCCGGCAATTCCAAACTTATCTCCTCTTGGCGGTCAAAATAACGCTAATTCTAATCCTCCGCCTCCTCCTTCATCTTATCAGACCTATCCCCCATCTCCTTTAACCCCGCAATATTGTGGAACGGTTAACTATGTCACTACCCAGATAAATTTACTAATTCCAGTCCCGTTGCAAGCAGGATCTAACCTAAATATTTGGGCAGCTACTTATCAAGTAGGAAGACCATACAACTTACTATTCTGGAATAACGAAATTACAATACGTCCAGTTCCAGATAATGTCTATCTTGTCGAGATTGAAACTTTTCAAACTCCTGCCCAATTCATGATGTCTACTGATCATCCGATCCTTAATCAGTGGTCGCAGTACATAGCGTATGGAAGTGCAATGGAAATCCTACGTGATAGACAAGACATGGAAGGCGTGGAAAATCTAATGGAGGGATTTAAACGTCAAGAAGGGCTTGTTTTAGAGCGTCAGGCCGTCGAAGAAATATTTCAACCAAATATCACCCTATTCAATAGCACCAATTACGGAAACTCTTCTGGTGGTGGATGGGGTATCGGTCAGGGTTTCTAATGGCAGGATATAGCCCACTAAAAATCACAGGAAACTCAACTGGCCTTGTTCAGGAGCGAGAAAATTTTCTATTGCCTGACGATGCTTATCCTATCCTACAAAATGCCTATGTTTTCCGCGAACGCATTAAAAGAAAGAAAGGATTCCAATTACTTGGAAGGCTTCAAAGAAATATAGGGACAACTAACGGTTCAGGAAACTTAACAGTAACCATTGATCCACATCCTTTAAATCTGGGAATAGCTTCATTTACAGTTGGAACAAATATCTTTACAGATCCAACCAATCCA